CTCTTTCCTTGAAAGTGGTTATGTTTATGCTCCTTACGTTCCGCTGCAAACAACTCCAACCATCTTTGGACCAGAAGACTTTGTTCCTCGTAAAGGCGTAATGACTCGCTATGCGAAGAAAATGGTTCGTCCGGATATGTACGGATTGGTTATCTGTCGTGGACTTCTCGGTGAGTCTGGTTCCTAAGTTTTTTACTTAGATAACTAAAAAGAAGCCCTTCTGGACTTTCCAGAGGGGTTTTTTATTTTTTAAAACTATTTAATAGAGTCTAGGAGACCACAATGGGAATTAAGAAAAAAAGAATCAAATTAGCCTTAAGAAAAGCCTTGGAGAATCCAATTGTTGATAATCCTACCATGGATATTGAAAATTCTGTAATCCAAGAAAAATTACAACAAGTGTCAAAACCAGAAACACCTGTTGAAACTGCTACAGAGTTGGAAACAGTAATGGAAAATTCTCCAATCGAAGAAAAAGAAGAAACTGAGCAAAAGCCCAAGCAATCTTCTCCCAAGAAAAGAAAAACCACTATTAAGAAAACCAAGCCAAAAGCAACTTCTAGACGCAAAAAACCTAACTCCTCCAAATGATTATGTAAAACAATGTGAACCCTCGTGCAAAAGCTCGGGGGTTTCTCCTATGATAGACTATTTACAGAGAGCGGAGGAATAATGAATGGCTTTTCCAAGTTTAACCCCATCGTCGACAACATCGGCCATAACCCTACCTTCAACGGGATCTGAATCTGGTGTAACAGATTCTTTAGCAATCAAATTTTACACTTCTGATTCGTTTTTATCTGGGGCGGCTGCTCAAGTTGCATTTACTTATAAAAGATTGGGTGGAGATGTTCTGGATATAGAACTAACGGCTGAAAACGTCTACAACCATTACGAAGAAGCCGTTTTGGAATATTCTTACATTGTTAATTTACATCAAGCCCGAAACTCCCTTGGGTCTGCACTTGGAGGTGAAACCGGATCGTTTGATCATAAAGGCACTATAAGTGGCACTGTTGATAAATCGACAAAATATCCTAAGTTTTTATTTGATTATGCCTTTAGAGTTGCGGACAAGTTTTCTTCGGAAGCTATTATTGGTGGCACAACCCCTATTTACTCCGCTTCATTTACAACAGTATCAGACCAACAGGATTATGATTTACAGAGTATAGTCAGTTCTTCCGCTGTTGGCGAGGAGAGTGTTCCTTATCAAGATTTAGTTGGAAACAAAAGAATAAAAATTAGACAAGTTTATTATGTTACCCCTAGGCAAATGTGGAGATTCTATGGTTATTATGGCGGCTTAAACGTCACGGGTGATATGCACACTTATGGACAATATGCCGATGATTCCTCCTTTGAAGTCATCCCAGTCTGGCAGAATAAAATCCAAGCAATTCAATATGAAGACCATCTTTACACTAGAACTTCTCACTATTCTTATGAAATAATAAACAATAATTTGAGGATCTACCCTATTCCGGACAATGTTTCACCAGATAAATTTTGGTTTAGATTCAGCATTGAAGATAATGATGCTTACGCTACAGGATCTTATGATACGGGAATGGATGGCGTAAATAATATGAGTAATCTTCCGTTCGAAAATTTACCGTATAATAGTATAAATTCAATGGGTAAACAATGGATTCGTAGATTTGCACTTGCTCTCTCGAAAGAGACTCTAGGGCAGATTAGGGGCAAATTTGGCAATTCCGTTCCTATACCGGGTGATAACGTTTCACTGAATGCTTCAGATTTACTTAGCCAAGCAGCTACAGAACAGTCGGCACTAAGAGAAGAACTAAACAAGCAACTAGACGAGATGCTTTATGCTAAATTAGCAGAGGCTGATAAGGCCTTTGTGGAAAACACAGATGCAATAGTCTCTAAAGCCCCTATGAAGATTTATGTAGGATAATTGAATGCCAAAATGGACTAGACCAACATCACCGCCACCGCCATTATTCTTGGGTGAGAAAGAAAAAAACTTAGTCAAACAAGTTAACGATGAAATTATAGAAAGAGTTGTCGGTCAGCAAGTTTTGTATTTTTCGATTGATGTTGAACACACAAATTATCACCCTCTTTATGGCGAAGCATTAGAGAAAAATTTTCTACACCCTATTAGGGTTTATGCATTAGTAGAATATCAAGGAGTAGAGACATCAGATATGGACAATTTTGCAATCGACAAGGCTACTAAAATAAAAATAAACTTTCACAAAAGAAGATTGACCGAAGACCAAAATTTATTTGTTAGAGAAGGAGATTTTGTTAGATTTGGAGATATATTCTATGAGATAGTAAAGCTTATAGAACCAAAATTACTGTTTGGGCAACCGGAAAGTAGATTTGAAATTCAAGCAGAGTGCATAAGAGCTAGGGAGGGACTATTCAATGCCGAGTGAAGAAATAATTCCTTTTGATCCTTCTACCCTAGAGACGATTGACATGGCAGTTTATAAATTTATTGATTCTACTTTGAACCCGCATGTAAACTCTAATAGTGGATATTCCAAGGTTCCCGTTTTGTGGCTTGGAACGGAGAGGCCATATCAAATTAAAAACAACAAAGAACTTAGAGACAGTGTTGGGAAGCTAAAATTACCTTTAATAACTATAACTAGATCGAGCGTAACTAGAGACAAAACATTTCTCGGATCTTATCAAGCAGGGGGTCCATCCGAGTCTGGCTATGGAGGCGGAAGCGTTGAGATAACAAAAGTAATAAAACAAGATAAAACAAGAAACTTTGCTAACGCTGATGAAAATAGATCTAACAAAGGAAATGAAACAGGCCCCTCATCTAATTCAAAAATAGTTTACGAGACCATTACTATCCCAAAGCCAGTTTATGTTACTTGCATGTTTGAAATAAACTTAAGAACCGAATATCAACAACAAATCAATGATTTAATCTCCACATTCTTTTTAGACGAAAAGAACACCGCGCGAATTGAGCACGATGGTCATAAATATGAAGTTTTCATTCAGGATGATTATGGCTTATCTAATAATTTGAATTCTTTAGGGTCGGAAGAAAGAATGTTCACAGCTAAAATTCAGATAAAAGTTCTTGGATATATAGTGGGTGGAGGTATCAACAGAGATAGGCCAAAAATAACCCGAAGACAAAATGCTGTTCAAGTTAGGATCTCTAGAGAGCGCGTAATAGTCGATAGCGATAGACCATGGTCAGAAAAAATTCCGGGCGATAAGGGGAAATACAGAGAATTTTGACTTTAGGCATTTATTAAACTATTTAATAGGAATAAGAATACAATTTAAGGAGACTTTTAATGCCTACAAAATTTGACTTTGTTTCTCCAGAGGTTCAACTAAGAGAAATTGACCAATCGCAAATCCCGGCAGTGCCTGAAAAAGATGGCATCCTTTTGATCGGGAGAGCCAGATCTGGTCCGGCAATGAAACCAATTAAAGTTAATAATTTAAATGACTTTGTTGAAATTTTTGGAAACCCCATGGATGGCGTTAGACAAGAAGACCCTTGGAGACAAGGAAATACTGGTGCACCGAACTACGCTGCTTATGCTGCTCAAGCATATTTAGCAGCAGGGATCGGACCAGTTAAATATGTTAGATTATTGGGTCTGGAAAAAAACGTTTCAAATCCTGCTGGTTGGAACTTAGGAACGCCTAATGCAACAATCGCTGACAACAAAGGCGCTTTTGGTCTATTTTTGGTTCCATCTGGGGCCGCTGAAGCACAGGGACTTACTGCTTCTCTTGGGGCTGTTTTTTATTGTGACGGAGCGGGGATTGGCCTTTCCGGAAGTCTTGCGAGTGGCTCGTTTACTCAGACAGACGGATCTGCTAGTTGCTTAGTTCAAAGTGTTGGTTCGGATGCCGAATTTAAAATAGCCGTTTCACAATCAGGTGGAACAACTTATCACACGATTAACTTCAATGAAAATAGCCCGAATTACATAAGAACAGTTTTGAGAACTGATCCAACTCTACTAAAAGCCTCTAGTAACTATGCAAATAGCACCGATGCGAAATTTTTCTTAGGAGAATCGTTTGATGTAAATGTTCAAAGAACTGGATTATTGACCGGCTCGCAAGGAACTGTCTATGGCTTTATAGCTGCACTCAAAGACGCCAGTAACGATTTTGATAATTTCAAACAAGAACTAACTTACTCAAAATCTGGGTGGTTTATTGGGGCAAAGCCCTCTCAAAAGTTTTTGTTTAGATTAATCGCGCTGGATGCTGGAGAAGAGTTTCAGAAGAATTATTATACTCAAATCTCCAATATCAAGTTATCTACCTCAATTCAACCAACTGCTTCCTTTACTCTCTCTCTTTATAGAAGGGCAAGTTCACGAGACATTTTGGTTGAATCCTATACCAACCTAAATCTTGATCCGACTGATGCAAACTACATTGTTAAAAGAATTGGCGATGTTGACACGGTTTGGGACAAGTCTACACAAAAATTTGCCACAACCGGCAAGTACACAAATGTTTCAAACTTTGTCAGAGTAGAAATAGGCTCCAACATTAGCAGATCAGATGTTCCTTTTGGATTTATAGGTCCGAAAAATCCTACAACTACTGTTATCAGTGGAGGAACTGCTGATGCAAATGAACAAAGAGAAGAATGGATT